GGTTGCATCAGGAACTCTGTATGAACCAATCAGGGTGCCAAGTCTGTCAGATACAAGTCTTACATTAGTAACTGTTGCCTGTGCTCCACTGCTCTGACCTCTGAGAACCATTCCTGCTGCCAGATATCCTGCAAACTGAGGTGCCTCTTCAGCAGCAAGACTGAAAGTATCAATGTTCAGAACTGTTGATGTTTCAGAGTAAGTTGCTGGGAGGGTATTGTTTCTATCATATGGGTTGGAATCAAAAGTATCAGATGGATTATTATAAGGACCATACTTGTGGTTTGCATTTGCAACTCTAAATGAGATTGAAGGAATACCACTATCAATAATTTGAGCAGCATTATCACCCATTGTTCCTTGAACTGTCTCACCAACCTGGAATGTACCAGAGGTCATTTCAATCTCAATCAGTTTGGAGAGACAGAAGTTATTGACATCTACATTATCAAAGAAGGAGTAGACTCTAGTAAATGGCTTCAGTTTGGTTGCAGTAAACTGAATGTTACGTGACCTCATGAAGTGAATGATATTTCTGCTGACAATTCTGTCACCCAGAGATTCAGTATCAATGACTTCAGTTACAGTATTTTGAGTTCCTGTTCTTTGCTGACTGAGGTTGACACCAACATTGCCATTAACACCAACATTAACAGTAGTGCCATTAGCACTTGCATTCATTCCAAGACTAAAGTTAACATCAACTCCTGTAGTTTCCCAAGAATTCCACAGAACAGGACTTACACCCTGTCTCAGACCATCAACCTCAGTAATATTCTCAACTCTCATTGCATCTGCAATGGCATTAAATGAACCCTCTTGCAGAACATCTCTTACTTCCATTCTATTAACATCAATCCAGATGTCAACAGTTGGTTCAAGTGCAATAGAACCATTGTAGAAAGTAACAAGATAAGGAGTTACGTTCTCAACTCTAGTAGCAAATGGTTGTTCTAACCATTGGGTCTCAGTATAGTCAAGAGTTACAACCTGACCAGTTCTCTTTGTATTAGTTCCAAGAATATCAGCAAATCTGGAATCTTGGTTTGCAGCAGTGGTTGTTCCAATACCAGCAATGGTTGTATTGCCAATCTCAAGATTGACTGCCGTTGTGTAGTGAGCAGGTCTCAGAACTCTCTTTCTAGTATCAACACTGTTTCTAACACCAACACCTGAATCTTGTGGTTCAGTAGTTGAGAAGTTATCTACAAATACACCAGACTTGAATCTATTAAGACCATTTGCATCAGATACAAACAGATTAAGAGTATCTGCTTCAAGTTGGTTGAGTTGAGTATAATACTCAAGGTTCTTAATTCTCTGCTCAAGTTTAGAGATATCAGACATTTGATATCTCTTGTGCTCAACAAAGTCTACCTTTGCGTCAGAGGTATTATAGAGATATGCAGGGAGGAAAATATTAGCAATGTTCAGACCACCATTGACTTCTTCTGGAAGTTGTGCTGTATCAGCAGGTGTTCCATACTTAACTGAGAAGTTTCCATTCTTATCAATGTAAACTCTATCAGCTCTTGAAAGATAATAGTTGTAACCAATAGTAACAGACTCATCAGAGGCAAGTACATTCTTTGAACTATGCTGACCACTGGTAAATGTTCTGCCATCAAATTCAAATGGCGATCTTGCTCCAGCAGTAACAGTATAGTTGCTGACTCTGGGTCTACCATCAATGATATCAGTATTTCTTACACCATTAACTGATGCAATTTCAGTGGTATAATCAAAGTCTGAATAAGAATTGACTAATGTGATATCTCCAGTATCTGAAGACTCATAATAACCATTGTCAAAGTAAACAACAAGTTTTCTTGATGGGACTGCAGAGTTTGGTTTTCTTACAAGTCTTGAAATATCATAAATTGATTCTCTCTGACCATTTGAGAGAGTGAAGTCTGAAGTAACATTCTTACTTCCAAGTGAAGGATTATTGACAACAGCACTTACTCCAGAAGAACCAAAGGTAATAACTTCTCCATTCTGGAAGACTGTGTTATTCTTATAAGCAAATCTAATGTTAGTGTCATTTACTCTGACAAGATATGTTGCTCTTGCGCCACTGACACTGCCAGTAATTTCTTCACCAATAATCAGGTCATTTGTTGTTGCAGTTGGACCATCCATTGATGCTGCATTCATTGAAGGTGCAACAGGTGTGGATGTGTCATTAGATTCAAAAATACCATGAATCTTAACAACATCAGGAACATTCAGTGAAATAATTGGGTCCTGAACTCTTGTGCCAAATGCATAGTCACCATAAGTCAGACCATCATTCAATGTTGTTGAACCAGTTCCAGAAGCAGAAACAGATGATTTGTCAACAATTACACTATTAGCAATGTTCTTTCTCTTGGTCTTTGCAGTGACCTGATTCTTTCTAAGAGTTGCAATTACAATAGTTCCAGAGTCATCACTTCCAAGACCATTAATGGTCAACTCAGTTGAACCATTAGTCAAAGAGAATTGATTTTCAGTCAGTGATTCTGTTGAACCATCTGACCTAATAACAATATATCTTTCTTCATCAAATGGTAAAAATACCTCATTTGCGCCTGCGGACAGAGTTGCAGTTGAATTGCTAGTGATAGTTGTGCTGTATTGCTTTCTGATTACAATACTTGCTCCAGTAAGGTCTACTGAAGAAATATTTTTCTTGGGGAATCTGCTATAAAGAGCAGAATTTGAAGAAGCATTTCCACTTCCTTGATTTGACTGATATTTTGACTCAACAGTGGTCAAATCAGTAACTTCTGTTGCAGATGTTGGCAGAGCACCATCTCTATAACCAGAAATAGTGGTAACTGCTTCAATAGTAAAGGAAGTATTATTAACTCCTGTTACTCTACCAAAGGAAGGAATGCTATTTGTTGGAATTGAGTATTGTACAAGACCACCAGTTGTTACAATTCCAGGAAATACTGTTGTAGGAGAAGAAACTGTTGAAATGCCACCACTAGCAGCTGTAATTGATGCAATTCCAATGTTTCTTACTGGATATTGGACCAAATCTGCTGTAAAAGTTGCTCCACTGCCAACAATACCATAAACTGACTTAACATCAGACAGTTCATTATTGGTCAGATTGGTAATTGACCTTGCATTGGTGTCTACACCATTGAAAAGCAGTCTTTCACCAATAAAGAAGTCTCCTTGAACATCATATGCAGTCAGAGCAGTTCCTGCACTTACATCATATCTCAAAAATGCACTTGCACCACTAGATTGACCTTGAATAAAGGTTGGAGTGCTGAGTGTAACTGCCTCATTGACTGTTACGTCAGTATATGTCTGGATATCAAAGAGAGAAAGGTCCCACTGATTTAAATCTGGTGTAGTTGTGTCATATGAACCAGATTCAAGGGCAAAATCATAGATTCTAGCAACACCAATCTCACTTCCTGGTGCTGTTGTCTGAGTCGCACCTACTCTTTCGTCTCTAAGACTTAAAGTATTGGTAGTATTGAACCCAATAGTGGCAGAACCATAAACTCTGTTGACTGTAAAGGTAGGACCAAACCCAAAATTGACTGCTTGGTCTTCAATCAGAGTTGTGGTTCTTGGTTTTGGAACATCTAAGAAAGTTGATGAAATTTTGCTAACTTCATAACCTCTTACATATGCTCTACCTGGAGAAATTTTATAAATTGCCAGGTCATCATTTGGTGTTTGACCACTATCTGTAGTTTGGTTGGAATTATAGATTCCTCTATTGCCATAACCATTGTTCAGACTCTCTCTGACAGTGGTTACAAACTCTTTTACATAGTAGTGACCAGACTCATCAAAAGTTCTTTTTGCTAATTCATCTCCAAGAAGATTATAGTCAGTTCTGGTGACAATATCTCTTAAAACACCATTTTTGACCTCTGCGAGTTGCACAAAACTCTGATCATTAAGGTCATCAGTGGTTTTTTTGAATAATGTTGTTGAAATTTTCAGTCGATCTGCTCCAGGAGCAGCAAAATTATTGTATCCTTGAGCATTATCATTCAGAGAAGGGTCAAGATCTGAAGAAATGATGGATTCTACAACATTTAGACCAATTCTATAGCTTGGAGTGTCTCCATATTGGTCCAAAATGAGCAAATCTGAGGCAACATCAACAAAATATCCCCTCAAAAAGTAAACACCATCATTAATTGCAAATGCAGAGGCAGTTGCAGCAGCATTTGAGGAAATTGTTCTCGAAAAACCCTCCCCAGCACTGATAAAAGTGGTGCTAAAAGTGATATTTTCATCAGTTAAGAGGACTTCATTGTCCAAAAACTGCTCAGTTGTCAAATCTGTGCTGCTTGACTCAAAATAATCAACATAAAGTGTGAAATTGCCCCTTTCTGACTGCCCATCAGTGATGTAAGTGACCACTTTTGCAGTAATTCCAGAGGTTTCACCAGTAATTGTCTTGCCAACCAGTTGATCTAAGTAGACTGAAACAGGAATTCCTAAGAATTCTGACTCAATTTGGATGGCATAGAAGGGATTTAGGTATGTGACACCACCAGGAATGACCTGTGCACCCTCTTTGAAGAGGTGATTTCCTACATCCTCAACTTGATTTTGAAGAATTGACTGTAGAGTGGTTAATTCTCTTGCCTGGACAGGATATCCTGGCTTGAAAAGAACCTTGTAGTAGTTACTCTGTGGGTCAAAATCGTCAAAATAAGGAGCAACGTTGAGGTTAGTTTCCTGTGGCATGATTTTTTAGAACTGCAAGATAATTTTTACGTCTTCTTTCTGTGAGGAAGACCTTGTAACAGAGGGTCTATTGTCAATGTAAATCATGTTTCCAGAGTATTTCTCAGACTCGGGTTGAGAAACACCATTTACAAAATTCTGACCAAGATAGTATGTCCTACTATTTATTACTGTCGATACACCTTGAAAACTAGTTTGAATTGCTAGTGTATTGTCTGCACCAACAATGCTGAAGCTTCCTCCAGTGTTAATATCTGCAGTGAACCTGTTCAGGTCAAATCCATAATCTGGGTTTGTATTTTGAGTGCCATCATAGTTAAATCCAGCAAGAGAATTATCTTGCCAGTACTTCAAAACACCAGTGAGTTGGTCATATGAAACAACTCTTCCAATTGCAGTTGAACCAACTCCAACTGTTTGTGTGATATATGAGTCTGGATTGAAAACTGCTGAACTATAACCAGTTCCAGTCAACTTTAGAGCATAGACTGCACTTGCTTTATCCAGAGTCAAATTCTGAGATGAACCATATGCTTTAGGATTCTCAACCAGTCCAACTGAAGCAAACTCATTACCAGTAATAAAGTCTGGATTTTCAGTATCATTTTCAAATCTAGAGTATGTCAGGACATTGTATGCACCCAACTCTCTGTAAACATCAGCACCATGTCCACCAGGAGGTGGAATGATTACATTAAAGACTGGAGCAGTTGTACCAGTAGGAACACCACCTGCTACAAGATCGACAGTTCCATAGGTATATCCAGAACCACCCTTTGAAACTGTGATGCTTTCTACTTGAGAATCATTATTGATAACAATGGTTGCTGTTGCACCTTTGCCATCTCCAAGAATTGGAACTCCAGTATATGTTGTGTTTGCATTACCAAGTGCAACACCTCTGCCTCTGATTGTGATAATTTTTAATTGACCACTTGTTGAAGCATTATTTCTAACTGGTGCATATGTACTGCTAGTATACCACTCAGATGGGACAGGGATATAATTTGTTGAGTCAAATTTGATTGCCTGTGATGGACTAATTGTATAAAGATATTTCCAAATATAACCATCACCACTAGAACCAGCAGCTCTTGGTTCAAGGTCTGTAAAGGTTGGTTCATCTAATGAAGGACCACCTCTAAAGTTGTTCTCTGGAGTTGCATTATTATAGAGACAAACATAAACTCTGTAATCAGAGTTCATCACATAATAATTTGCATCATAGATATCAAAAACACCAGATGGTTGAGATGCATTATCTCTACTGATATCATTTCTCCACATGTCATAGGTGACACCTGAAGTCCAAGTATTTTTCTTAACAACCTGACTTACATCACTTGGCGCAATTTTCTTTAACGCCAACATCCCATCCCAATATTTATTGTCCACCTCCTCAAAATTATCAATTGGGGAAGGTGGACTTGTATTCCAATCTGACTGATAGTCAGAGGCATTAGGAATACCAATAAATGTATAGTAAGAATTTGAACTGGATTGTACTCCGGCAACAAAATTCTTTGCATTCAAGATACGAAGTTGGTCAGTAATTATCGCTGCCATTTGTAAACAGAATTTTCTTTATTTATTAGGGATTATGATGTATAGTTTCTAAATCTCAATGAATTAGATCTTGTTACAAGAGCAGAAGTTGAAATTCCTGTGTAACCATTATCACCATAGAAATTGAAACTTTGTGAATTAGTTCTGGTATCAAGAGAAATCTTGCCCCAACTAAACTCACCCATGTCAGGCAGACTTGTATAAGCAATTCCACTTCCAACAGTGTCTACATTTACAAATACTCTTCTGCAAGTAGTTGTAATTCCAGTTGTAGACCCTGCAGTGATAAGGAGATCATTGTCTTCATAGCTGCTGACTTGATATACACAATCCAAGAATGTTGTTCCAATACCAATGGTTGCACCACTTTGATCTTCTGATGCAAATGTGCTTCCAATAGTAATGTTGGTATAGAATGCTGTAAAGTAATCAGTTGTCGAAATACCACTGACTGTAACTGCAGTTCCAACCAGACTTGAATTTCTCATAAAGGAATCCATAGGAATAAATGTATCAAAGTAGAACTGGTCCTGAGAACCAGATGTTGTTGTTCCAACTCCAACAATGATTCCATAATCACCAACATAAGAACTTACATTAATTTCCTCAGAAACTACCTTTGGAGATTCAATCAAAACTACAGGAGCATTTGTACTGGTGTATCCAGTTCCAGGACCTGTAATAGTCAGTGCTGTAACAGTTCCAACTCCACTGATAGTTGCAGTTGCAGTTGCAGTAACAGCACCTCCAACAGGATTAGCAATTGTAACTGAAGGTGCAAGGGTGTATCCAAGACCAGCATTACTAATCACCAGTGATGATACAGTTCCAGCAGTAGAAACAACTGCTGTTGCTGCTGCAGCAACAACTGTGTCTTGAGATGTAATTGTGATTACATCTTGGAATGCTCTAATTGTTGATTCATTAGTTCCATCAAACAGTGGTCTTAAGGTATCAACATAAACAGTATCTGTGCTGGTTCCAACATTCTTGAGGATGAATGCTGAAGGATAAACCTGAGGTTCATACTCAATTCTATCCTTGCCAACCTTCTTACCTTCAATAACCTTATCAACCAATTGTTTACACCAGGTTACTGGTCTCAGAAGTGATCTATTTGTTGTAACACCAGGTCCAGAATATGGATTAGTAGAAACAGTATCAACAGTATTGATTCCTGTTACTGTTCTTGCATCTTCATTCAGAGCAGCACTTTGTCCTTTGCTTGCATTATTATCAATATCAAGAGTATCACCAACCTTAACAGTTTCAAGAACATCGACAAATCTAACATCAATATCTGCAGTTCCCTTATAGAACAGGAACTTAGAAGTGTCTCCTGCCTTAGGTGCTTCAACAAATGTAATGTTGCTTCCACCCTTATACTCATATGCAGATCTTGGGTCTTGCAGAATATCATTGATAAAGACTAAGAGTGCTTGCTCAAGGTCAATATTGGAACCTTTAGCAGATGATGCAGAGAATGGTTGCTCATTCAATTTGAGTGAGAAAGTCTGCTGGGAACCATTAAACTCTCTATCAAGACTATCCAATACTTCAAGTTGACCAACGACCCATCCATTGAATTGGTCAGAGTATGATCTCTCAACAGTAAGTTGGAATTCATCATATGTAAGAGTTGTATCAGTTGGAATTCCAGTAGTTCCGCCAACAGCAAAAGTAAGGATATCACCATTCTGATATCCATAACCATAGTTAGTAATTTCAAAGTTGATAACACTTGAACCTTGACCAACTGTAATCTCAGCAGTTGCACTCTGACCAGCACCAGAGGGAGAATCAGAACTATAAATCAGAGGGATGTCCGAATAAGGAAGTGGTGAATCAAAGACAACTAGTGG